TTACTCGTCAAAAATGGCTATGGCATCGTGTTTTTTCTGAGTATATAAATGGCTGTAAGTGCCCATGGTTTCAGTGATTTGAGCGTGTCTCATTAGCGATTGTAAAACGAAAATATCTACACCATTATTTGCAAGATAAGAAGCATAAGAATGACGTAAAACATGTATATTGTATCCAGGAAATGCTTTTTGAAATTTCTTGTGAACATGGCTATAATGTTTAGGTGTCATTCCCCCGAAAATAAAATAACTTGTTTCATCAAAATATTTGTATAACTGTTTTTCACGTTGGTAGCGTTCAGTTAACATATTATTGATGAAATTAGGTAAGGGAACGATATCTTCTGAACTATCCGTTTTAGGTCGAGGGTATATTGTTCTGTTGGAGATATCCATTGTTTTATTGATGGATATCTCTTTTTTATATTTATTGTAATCTGTCCACACTAACGCCATAGCTTCACCTATACGCAAACCAGTGTAAAACATAAGAATGAATAATTCCTGATAATCTTGCTCCTCTATCTCTTTAACTCTATCTTCAAATTCTTCTCTCATCATAAACTTTGGTTTAGGTTTAACACGTGGAATAGGTTTGATAGATATTGTCGGATCTATGCGCAAACCAAAATATTTTTTAGCATAATTAATTACAACTTTGAAACCAGACCAAATTGTACGTGCTGAATTAGTCGACGGTATATTATCCATTAAATATTTACGGAATTCTTGGCACTGATTTTGAGTGATTTTATTCATATTAATATGACCGAATTTATCCTGAATATGTTTTTTATACTCGTTTTGTTTACGTCTTTTTGTTTTGGGTGGTAAATCGCTATTTTCTAAGTAATGATTGAAAATATAATCGAAAGTCTTTGTATCATTGTAACCTTCTTGTATGTCGTGTAAGAAGCTAGCCTCAGCATTTTTAGCCTCACGCTTAGTTTTATAACCGCGCTTTAACTTACGTTTATTATTTCCGTACACATCTTTATATCGTGTAGAAAAATACCATTTATTAGTTTTCTCGTCTTTATAAACTGCCATTTTACTCATTCCTCCTAAAAAAGGTAAAAAAATAATAAGGGTGCTCGTACACCCTTGATAGCTAATATGGTTCAAAGATCTTTTTCCAGTTATATGAAATCATAATAACTATATTAGCTACTAATAATATAAGTGGAAATTCAGATTCGAAATATCCTTGAGGGAAATGAACAAAAATCAATGCACCTAATATAATTAATACTAGCCCTAGAGCAGCATAATTAGATAAGAAACCTATGATTAATGCAATTCCACCAAGTAGTTCTCCTAAAGCTAATATAATACCTAGAAATGCTGGGAACCCTATATCTGTAACCATATCTATCGGCATTTTAAAACCGCTTAAAACTTTTTGTGCGCCATGAACAGTGAATATTATACCAACCATTAGTCTGATTAATAGCATACCTAATCGCATTAGAGTTCACCTCCTTTCGATGGTATTATTTATGTTCCTTTCCTGCTGGATTCTCTATAATACTTAACGTCTAATGATTTAATTTCATCATTCATAAATTCATCTATACCAGATTTTTCATTAGGGTTCATAGAATTGTTTGCTCCTTTTCAAAATGTTTAAATATAGTTTATATTAAAATGCTTGTTACCTCTATTATTCACGATATGTTGCAACCTAAAAACTCCCAACGGCTCAAACGTAATAGTCATAATGGGTGTAATAAAGAAGGGTAGGCGTGCTACCCTAGAAAATATTGAATTTAAATAATACCGAAAACTTTTAATAAAACACCTATTAGTCCTACTCCAACTCCAACAAACCATTTTGTTTGTCTAGCTTCAAACTTACTTATTTTAGCATCCATTTTATCAGCCATTCTATCAGGTAATGAATCTAGTTTGTCATCGATACGTTTTTCGAATTGTTCAAATACGTCTTTAGTAATATATTTATTATCCATCTGCACACCTCCAAGATTATCACTATTTGTATTTATTTTATCATGGAAAGCGCGCAAGTCTTCAGATAGAAGATTTTTATTTTCTAATTCACTGTAATAGTTTATAAGTCTACCCATTTTATAACCTCTCAAGTATGACTGGAATTTTAGTGTGCAAGATTTCGTTTTCTTGATTATCTAATATCCATCTGGAAATAGAATATTCAGATAATCTTATTTGGTCTGGTAAAGCTATTATCCTTATCCCTGTAAAGGTGTTAGAAAAATCACTAAAAATTCGTTCTTTTACTTTTCCTAGAGTTATTATAAAAGGCTTATGTGACAACTTCATTTCTTTTTCATTTAATTCCACACTCCATAAATCGTTGATGAAATAATTGCTTTCTTGATTTTTTAAGTAAATTAAGATGAGTACAGTAATATTATTATTTCTTTTGAAAGGATTAATAATATTTTCTAAATTACTTAGTGTGAACTCTATTACTAAATCATCTCCAACTTCCATTTCGTTGAAATCTAATAGAGGATCATGAGTTATTGGAATACCTTCTTTACTTCTTTTAAACATTAAGTTACTTAACGTCGGACGTATATCTATATTATTCTCCATCCCTCAACCTCCTTTGCTTAAATAATCTTCGTCTTCATCTACTTTACTTTCAATAATTTTAAGCACCTGTCTTACTTTATGAGATGTGATATCTTTAGGTAAAGAATAGGTGAAGTAATTATTTTTATTCGTTTTCACTTCGTAAACAATTTCACTTGATTTTATTTTGCAATTTAAAATTATCAATTCTAGTCTCCTTAAAAATAAATGAATTCAATACACATCATACAATCTAAATACTCTCAATGGCTCAAACGTGATAGAGTAATTGCCGTAGTGAATTTCCACACCATATTAACTTTAATAAGTTATTCCATTCGATCGATAAGTAATAATGCTAATTGACCAGTAGCTTTTGCATCATTCAAAGCTTGATGTGATTCTCCATCATCTAAATTGAAGTATTCTTTTAAAGTTTCTAATTTATGATTAGGTGTTTCGTTTATCAACCTTCTAGAAGCAGTTAATGTATCAAAAACTCGAAACTTTTCATGTTCTATATTGAAATCATGAAGGTTTTTTAAAAGAAATTTCATATCGAATGGTGCGTTATGAGCAACAATTGTTTTACCACCAATTAATAAGAGTAGTTCTTTCATATACTCCTTAGATATTCTAGGCTTATCTTCCAAAAATTCATTTGTAATTCCAGTTTTTCGCATAACTGTTTTACCAACCGGTTGATTAGGTTTAAAAAACTTTGTAAATTCATTAATTACATTTCCATCTTTAAATTCAACAACACCATATTGGATGATTTCGTTATCTTTATAATTTAGTCCAGTTGTTTCGAAATCTAAAACTACAAAAGTTGACGTTAATTTTCTAGCTTTAGTATAAGATAAGTCTAAATGAGTTGATGAACGTGAAGGTTCTAATTTCTCTTTAGAAGAATTTTCAAATGAAAACAAAGTAGAAAAATAATCTTCTTTTACTTTCTTGTTTTCTGATTTAAGTTCATCTATTTGGTTTTCTTTTAATTTTAATTTTTCGTTTAATTCTTGAATGCTTTTTTGTGTCTTTTCAGTATTTTCTTTTAGAGTCGCGACTTGTTTATTTTCCTTTTCAAGTTTAAGTATATAATCTTGTTGAGAAGCTAATTCTTTTTTTAGATTTTCGTTATTTTCAATTAATTCTTTAGATTCAACTTCTTTGATTATTTCTTTTTCTACAACTCTTGGTTTTTTATTATTTTCATCTAATTGTTGATTTGCATTATTTAAATCAATTTTTACTTGATTTAATTCTTTGTTTAATCTTTTATTCTCTTCGTGTAATTGAATAGGGATATCTTCTTTTTGATTTGTTATCTCTTTATTCTTTTTAGTTGTATTTAATTTAAATAGTTTAAATAAACTAATTATAAATATTGATAGAAATACTAATAACATTGCTAAATCAATAAAGCTTAGACCTTGATCAATAATCACTAATAGTCCGCCAACAACTGTGAATAAAGAGAAAACCAATAATATCCAAAGTAGTATCTTTTTCATATATGTCTCCTTTACTGTATATCTTTATATTCAAACACTCGTAACGGTTCAAACGTAATAACATAATTGCCGTAGTGTGGCAAAATAATTTATATCAAACCGCCACTAGGGTGCTGTTAATCTTTATAAACATCTTTATTTTCAGTTAATGGTATATCGTTCTTTACCATATGTTCCAATTGTTCCATAGTATATACTGGGACTTTCACTAATTCGTCCCAGTGTTTAGGTTCTTCATCATGATATTCCCATTCCATGTTAAAACCTCCTATAAAATAACTTTACCAACCAATCTCACACCTTCATTTTCATAAAAGTGTAAGTCACGATAATCTTTATTCAATGATACAAGCGTCAATCTATCTTCCCCTACATGTACTTTCTTAACATATGCCTCACCATTAATTATGAATACGCCGATTTGACCATTCTTAATGTTATTAGATTTCTCCACAAAAATGATTTCTTTATCACTAAACATCGGTTCCATCGAATTACCGTTAACTTGTAATGCTAAATCATGTGGAGGAACGTAACCTTTAACTGAAACTTTGAATTTAGGTTCATCAAAGATCTGTTCACCAGTACCAGCAGACACGTAACCATTAACGTCAGTTAATGTTGTGTTTTCGTTTTTGTATGTATCTAGGTCAATTACATTATCATCAGTAGAGGTTTGCAATTCTAACTGATGATTAGCATAATCTAATACGTTGTGTTGGCGTATTGGTGTAAGTTGGTTGTATATAGTTGTGATATCGTTACTTTCTTTATAGGTAGTGTCGATATCACTTTTTACTATTCCAAAGACATCAGCTATTTTTTGAATAACACCATGAGACGGATTAGAACGCAAGTTTAAATAATCACTTAGTGTCGATGGAGTAATACCGATCAATTCAGCTAATTGTTTTTGAGTCATTTTTGATTCTTTAATATACTTTCTTATATTATTGGCAATTATTCTATTACGTTCTTTATTCATATTAAAATACCTCCTTTTTTTCTTATTATACGAAAATTTCATATAAAAGTAAAGAAATTTACGAAAAAAACGTATTTTGTGTTGACAATACGAAAAAATCGTATTATATTAGTGTTACCGAAAGGCGGTGATGACATGAAAACATTAAAAGAGTTAAGAAACGATTACAACATGACTCAAGAAGAATTAGGAGAATTATTCAACGTATCATCACGAACAATTCAAAATATGGAAAAAGATTCTACTAATATAAAAGATAGTTTGCTATCAAAGTACATGGACGCTTTTAATGTTAAATACGATGATATTTTTTTAGGTAATGAATACGGAAATTTCGTATTTATGAATAACAAAAAGAAATCAATCATTTTAGCATTTAAAGAAAGACAAAAACAGACAACTTAATATAACCACGCTTATCAACACCTACATTGAGCGTATAAGAGCGAGAGTGCGCGAGGATATGAGCCACGCCATAATACATTAACGGTTATTGCCAAGACTATACGTTGAATGTAGGTGTTGAAAAGAAGAAGGAGGAAATAAAAGATGCAAGATTTACAAGTAGTAGAACAAAACAATGAATTTTATATAGATAGTCGAGAAGTAGCGGAAATGGTAGGTAAAAGGCACACAGATTTATTAAGAGATATAGATAATTATTTGAGTGTAATTTTACAAAACGCAAAATTGCGTTCTGCAGATTTCTTTGTTGCATCGAGTTATACATCTAACAACAACAATATGTATAAATGTTATCTACTTACTAAAAAAGGTTGTGACATGGTAGCAAACAAAATGACAGGTTCAAAAGGTGTACTGTTCACAGCAATGTATGTAGATGCATTTCACAAAATGGACGAACACATTAAACAACAAGCACAAATCAGTACACCAACAAGTCAATTAGAAGCAATAAAGATGTTCGTACAAATACAAGAAGAACAACAAGCATTTAACCAACGTATCGAAAATGAAGTGACAGGTATCAGAAATATCGTAGGCATAGAAACGAAAAACTGGCGTAATGATACAAACAAAATACTGTCGGCTATTGCTCAACATTTAGGCGGTGGGGATATGCACAAGAAAATTAAAGCAGAAGCATATACAGCACTTGAAGAAAAAGGTCGCTGCAACTTAAAAGTTCGCATGCAAAACAGAAAAGGAAAAATGTTAGCTAATGGTGCTACAAAAACACAAATCAATAAATTATCAAAGTTAGATGTAATCAATGATGAACCAAGATTAATTGAAATTTATATATCAGTAATTAAAAGTATGGCGATTAAATATGGCGTTGACGTAAGTCAATTTGAACTATAACCCACAATCGAACAAACCACTTAAAGGAGGTATTCAAATGACTGAACAAAACAAAAAACCTCAAACTACTCATGGCAGTGAGCAGAATGAGGGAAATCGTCGAAATCGAAATTATAGCTGACACTAATGATTTTTAAAACCAGGGCAATAAGTTGATAAAAAAGTTACTAAACACACTATGACAAATATCAATGAGCTTTGAATGTGTAAATCATCGTTGTTTATATAATTAGTTACAAAATTTTGAACATTAGCACTTCCAACGATGCCACTCGACCATTTTATTGCTGACTTGAAAGGATGTGGATAGTCATTTTTGAAAGTATTGATAAATTTTTCATATCTATTATAGGAGTTTTGATTATTTATTGGATAGGTCGAATTGATGGATTCAGCCAAAGTAGAGATTGCAGTTGGGTTGATATAAAAATCTCGAACAGTTTGTTGCGCTTGAGAAACTACATCATCATCAAACCTGTAAATATCCTTAAAAGACTTTATCGCTTTTTCAGAAAATAAATTTCTTTGGAAATTATAAGAAGCAGATATAGCAAGAAAATTTAAAGACGGTTTTCTAGTTAGTCTAATTAACTCCATTGATTTTAAATTAAATGTGTTTATGAAGCCAGTTCGTAAAAGTTGTTTTTTGAAGTATCTATTGATTTCCAAAGTTCTAGATAAATTCACGTTAGATTGCAGCAAAGGTTTCATGGCCATTCGTCTTGACGATTCCAAATCAGATACAGTTTTATTAATAATTCCTCTGACATTTCTTAAAGGGTCGTAATACATTTATTAATTCACCTCCCTTCATAAAGGGATAACTAAATTATACACGAAAGGAAGAAAACAAAATGAAGAAAAATCATTTACGCATTAATGAACTAGCGTTGTTGTTAGGAATTTCAAAATCGAAAGCACAAAAAATTATTAGATCATTAAACAAAGAAATGGAACGTGCAGGTTACATTACCGTAGCCGGTAGAGTGCCACTACCTTTATTAAGAGAGCGTATGCCTTATGAAGATTTATCAGACGAAAGAATTAAAGCGTTAGAGGAGGTTTCTTATGACTAGCACAGACAAAACAATTTTAATCAGTGGCATGATGTTTAACACAGTATTTTCCCTGCTCATGCTAGCCGAATTAGTGATAACTAAAGCAGCAGGATATGCGTTATTCAGTGCGATAGCGACATATATATTCTTCGAATATGTGTACTACGCAAAAAAGACTGAAACTCACGGCAATGAGTAACAGTCAAAATAAGCGTTGACGTAACAAAACATGTCTTAATCGTATTACAAGGAGTGTAATTATGCAAGAGTTCACAGTAACAAAAGATGAATATATAGAGCTTCTATCTTATCGTGCAAAAGCTGACACATTAGAAATGAAACTTGAACATGCCGCTAATCAATTAGAAACAGCATATGACCATATAGCCGTTTTAAATGAGTTAAACACTAGAAAAAGTGAAAGGATAGCGCATGAGAAAGCTAAATACAAACGATTGGAGGTCTATTTAGATGAAACAATCCGTAACGTATTTAATCAAACTTAGAAGCGCTCCGTTTCCACTTTATATTAGCAATCGTCCTAATCATGCTGAGGATACATCTTATTCTAGAGATGAACGAAGAGCAAGAGAATTTGACGGTCTAGATGATATATCAATCGATATGACACATCACGTCGCGATAAAAAAAGTAGAAACTACATCAGTAAAGTATGAGGAGGTTGAGTATGACTGAACAACTTAATTTATACCAAAAAATAGCAGATGTTAAAGCGCATATAGACGGATTTACTAAAGATACTAAAGGTTACAACTATTCTTACGTAAGTGGCTCTCAAGTCCTTCATAGAATAAGAAACAAGATGATTGAACACAATTTATTACTTGTACCACACACAGAAAATGAAGAAGTAACTGAAACCACAAATGCGAAAGGTAAGCCAGAACATATTGTTAAATTGAAGCTTACTTATAAATGGATCAACGCAGATAATCCACAAGAAATTTTAGAAGTACCTTTCTTCGCAGTTGGTCAACAGGACGATGTATCTAAAGCGCATGGTACCGCATTAACTTACGCGGAAAGATACTTTTTAATGAAATTCTTCAACATTCCAACTGATGAAGATGATGCAGATGCTAAACAAAAACAAGAAAAATACAACAAAGTAAGTAGTAAAACGGTTGGCGTTCTAAAACAAGAAGTGTTTGATTTCGTTGATTTGATGAAATCGTTAGGAAAAGACGTAACACAACAACAAGCAGAACAAACTTTTGGAATACAAGATTACACGTCAATGTCTGAACAACAAGCAGTAACTACAGTCAATAACATTCAAGCAATGGCGAAGAAATATAAGGAGAATACAAATGACTAATTTAACTATTTTAACAGGACGTATCACTAAAGATTTAGAACTTAAACAAGCTGGTCAAACACAAGTAACTAACTTCTCAATGGCAGTTGATAATCCGTTCAAAAGAGACGATACATCATTTTTTGACATCGTAGCATTCGGTAAAACTGCCGAACTACTTAATAGCTACTGTGGTAAAGGTAGCAAAATTTTAATTGAAGGTAACTTGAAGCAAGACAGATTTCAAGATAAAGAAGGAAACAATCGTTCAGTAGTACGAGTGATTGCCAACAGAATTGAATTCTTAGATAGCAAAGGTAGCAACCAACAGAATGGTCAGCCACAACAACAACGTGGGCAAGCACCAGCAGGAAACAACCCTTTTGGTAATAACAACGCAAATGTAGATGATGATGATTTACCATTCTAGGACTGATGTAGATGCCGATTATTAAAAATTACATCACTCAAGATGACGGTACAACTACCGTTGTCATTGAGGGTGTAGATATAGACAATAAAACATCGTTATTACTAGATAACGGGTTTGAAGTGGAGGTAGATGTGCAAGTCGTAGACCCTTTCAGAATTACTGACAAACAACGCAGGAAGATATTTGCGCTTGTAAAAGATATAGAGGCTCATACAGGGCAACCTATGGACTACATGCGCCATATGTTCATCGAATACGTTCGGACGTACTACGGCTACGACAAGCGCATCTCATTAAGTGATTGCACACGTACACAAGCAAGCCAAATTATCGAGGTTACATTGGACTGGATATTCCATAACGATATACCACTTGCATATAAAACGAGCGACTTACTCAAGCAAGATAAATCATTTTTATATTGGTCGACGGTCAATCGTAACTGTGTGATTTGTAGGAAACCACATTCTGACTTAGCACATAGATTTGCAGTAGGACGTGGCAGAGATAGAACGAAGATTAATCACTTTGGAAATCAAGTATTAGCGCTATGTAGAGACCATCACAACGAACAGCACCAAATAGGAATGGACACATTCAATAATAAATATCACTTAACAGATAGTTGGGTGGATGTGGATGAACGACTGAACAAGATGCTGAAAGGAGTGAAATAATGGCAGTTTTTAGAGTTTACAAAGAAAGTGGAAACTTCGTAACTGTACACAAAAGTTTTATCCATGATGACAACCTAAGCTGGAAAGCTAAAGGCATACTTCTTTATCTATTAAGTAGACCAGATGACTGGAGAATTTACGAAACAGAATTAAATAAACATTCGTCTGACGGTAGAGATAGTTTAAGAACTGGCATTAAAGAATTAGAACAAGTTGGATATATTCATCGTACTCGAAAAAGAGATGAAAAAGGTCAATTAAGAGAATATGAATACCAAGTATTTGAGCAACCTAGCCAGATTGGAAAATCCTATGTAGGAAAAACCAACATAGGAAAATCCAACACTACTAATAATAACTCCACTAATAATAATAATACTAATAATGAGACAAACGACACGTCACAAATCTTTCAATTAGTCAGTAAAGAATTAGAAATGATACAAAGTCCTTTAAAAGTACAGGAGTTAGAAGATGAACTCAATCTTATTAAAGGAAATAAACTAGAAATAACAACAGTAGCTATTAATTACTGTAAACAGAACAAGAAAGGTATTAACTACCTAATTAAAGTATTAAGAAACTGGAATAACGAAGGTGTAGATACTAAAGAGAAAGCACAAGCTAAAATCAAACCTAAAAACACTAAACAACAAGATAATGATTTCTTAGCTAAAAAGCGAAAAGAAATATTAGGAGGGTAGACATTATGCCAATGACTAAAGTAGAGGCGTTCGAGATTATTGAGCTTGTTAGTAATGTCTACGAGATGAAGTTTAATGATACCAAATTTAACATATGGCTAGAATTTTTGACTAGAGACGGAGATTATCAACCAACTTTAAAAGAAGCTAAAAAGTACATCAAAGACGGCAATATTTATCCACCCAAGATACCTAACATCATAAGAAAAGCACCTAAAAAGTTAGAGTATGAAGAAGTATCTGACGCAGTTAAAGAACACCGATACAAAATGGCTAACGATCCTGAATATAGAGCAGAACGCCAACGTAGGATAGATGAATTTAAAAGAACGATAAGTAAGTTTGGAGTGAACAGCGATGAATGAACGTCGAGAAATTGAACAAACGATTATCGCTAGCCTACTTAAAAAACCAGATCTAATTGAAAAGTTACGCATTAAACCGGAGATGTTTTATAACGAAGATTTAAAAACATTTATAGATTATGTTTTCGAAGTAGGTAAAGTAGACCACCAAGATATTTACTTAAAAACGACCGAAGATAAAGGATTTTTGAACTTTGAAACAATAGAGCGACTTTATAATTCTGAATTTATTGGCTACGGTATTTTTGAACGCTACCAACAAAGATTATTAGAACTATATCAAATCTCACAAGCCTATGAAGTGATTAATGACTTCAACCAACAACCTACCATTCAAAATTTTGAAAGTATGTTAAACGGACTAAATGATGTGTCGATGATTAGCGCTAATGACGAAAGTAATACTAAAGCGATTATTGATGATTTTGTGGAAGAATTGTATAGCGATGAACCTAAAGCACAAATCAAAACAGGCTTTCCGTTAATGGACTACAAAATTGGCGGTTTAGAGCCTACACAGTTAGTTGTAATCGCTGCTAGACCGTCAGTAGGTAAAACAGCATTTGCGCTTAATATGATGCTTAATATCGCAAATCAGGGCTACAAAACATCATTCTTTAGTTTGGAAACAACAGGCGTTTCAATTTTAAAACGAATGTTAGCTACTAAAACTGGAATTGAGCTAACTAGAATTAAAGAAATGAAAGATTTAACACCCGATGAAATCACTAAATTAACCAGCGTTGCGAGCCAAATTTTGAAGTTGAATGTTGATATTAACACTCAAAGTAATGTGACTACGCAGGAAGTGCGTAAACAGGCATTAAAGAGCAAAGATGAGCAACAGGTCATATTTATCGACTACCTTCAATTAATGCAAACAGACGCCAAATTAGACCGTAGAAATGGCATCGAAAAAATTTCCCGCGATTTGAAAGTAATTGCTAATGAAACGGGTGCAATTATCGTCTTATTATCTCAACTGAGTCGAGGCGTAGAAACACGTAATGATAAACGTCCTATGTTATCTGACATGAAAGAGGCAGGAGGTATAGAAGCAGACGCAAGTTTAGCCATGCTTTTGTACCGAGACGATTACTACAACCAAGATGAGCAAGACAGCTTCGGAAAGTCAGTAGTTGAATGCAATATAGCTAAAAATAAAGACGGCGAAACAGGCGTGATTGAATTTGATTACTACAAACGTACGCAAAGGTTTACAACATGACGGTAATTGAGTTTCAGAAGTTGCTGGGAAAGTTGTACCGAGAAGATTACCGAGATGATCCAATCATAGCTAAAAACTTTATTGAGCTAGGTTGGGCAACTAAACGCTTGCTGGAGCAACGTAAAATATCGCCGTTTGATGATTATGAAAAAGTGAAGTCACAAATTTATAACGAAGTGGAGTGGCATAAAACATGGGGTTAAGAGATAAGTTTTATCTGTTCGATAACAAAGGTAACAAAATGCTTAGCGTTATTCCTAGAAACCACGACGGACTATATCGAGTAAGTGGCATTATACGTACTTACTACGAGGGTAAACGTTGGTTTTTAAATAAAGATGAATTAGAAACATTTATCAAAAACGAAAATTTGAATAGAGGATATCAAACATCACTATTCGAATATTTATAGAGGTGGCAACTTTGGAGATAACAATCAACTTTAATGATGTGTATGAGGCGCCTATCGGCTCGCCTCGTCCACGTTTTAGAAATACAGGTAGGTTTGTTCAAACATACATGCCAACGTCTTATACAAAGCATAAAGAATACATTAGAGAACAAATGCCAAAAGTAATGTTAAACACGCAATTGAAAGTATCACTTTACTTTTACTTTAGACCACCTAAAAGCTGGTCAAAAAGTCAAAAGTTAATCGCAATTGGAAAGTACAAACGTACCAAACCTGATATAGATAACTTAATTAAAACAGTATTAGACGCTGCAAACAATCATGTATGGAAAGACGATAACCAAATTGTCGAGATACACAGTTTCAAACAATACGCAGAAGAACCGAAAATAATTATGAAAGTTGAGGAGGTTCAATAATGCCTAAATTAATCGTTGATTTTGAAATTAAAGGGCAAGCTATTATATCAACAGACAATAAACCAACTGACGAAGAGATGGAGCGCTTAATAGATGTAGCTTATAAAAATGTAGATAGAGACATTCTGAATGAAGCAGATTTCGATAACAAAAAACTATGGATAGAAGAAGCACACTGGAGTTGGTAAATATGCGTAAAAATCCTAGAGCAACCTATGTTTATTTAAATGGGGAGCATATCTCACTTAGAAATGCAGCAAAAAAATATAATGTACCACATACTACTTTGCGTGGTCGATATAACCGAGGATTAAGAGGTCCAGAATTATTATACGGAAAAGGAGTGTTTAGCTATGGTCCAAGTGTATGAAAGAAATGAGAAGACATTAACATCTAAACAACTATATTTAATACAGCAAGCTGAACTTAGACACGAAAGAGCATTGAAACGTAAACGCAGAGAAAAGCGTATTGCTAGGGCTAAACGTGCAGAACGTGAAGTGGCTAAGCACAGAGTGAATACTAGGTATTTTAAGAATCTAGTACAGAATAATATTATGGTTAAAGTCAAAACAGATAAATACGGCAATGTGCAGAGGGGATAAGCGAATGGAAAACGTAAGGGTAATTGATTTGAAAGTAGATAATATTGTTCAGTTTCAAGCGGCATTTAAAGGCATTACTGCTATGCAAACGGCTATAGTCAATCGTGTATATGCAAATGAAAAAGGTTTGAAAACAGTTTGGTATGCAGATGTTGAGAATGCAGGTGGATATAAATTTACACTTACAGATAACGACGACTTTGTGAGAGTGAATGAGCCGTTTACACGTAAGGTGGATATGGTACACAAGCCAGAACATTACCACAGTGAAGACGGTATCGACTTAATAGAGTTTTGTCGTCAACAATTCACTGACGAAGAATTTAGAGGTGCTATGAAGTTTACTCAAATGCGTTACTCACTTAGAACAGGTCGTAAAGAAAATGATGTTCAAGACTAAAGCAAGTTGAAAGAGTACGCAGATAGATTTATGGAAGTACTGAACAATGCAACTCGATAACACAGTACATCAACGGTACAAATATAAAACTAATGCCAAAACACCTACACAAATACAACATGAGTTACGTGAATTAGGTGTCAACGGCTTTGTGGTTAAGGTCGCAGGAAGTAGAGTGACGATGTTGGTAAGTGAGAACGATATTAAAAGGAACAGGGAGTGTTTGAGATGATACCTAAATTTAGAGCGTGGAGTAAAGCAGGAGAAGAAATGATTAACGATTGTGATTTAGCTATAACTTCAAATGGTAGCGTATTAGCTGGCGACTTAGATTATATGGGCAATAGTAGCATGTGTCCTGATGTTACAGAAAACGTAGTCATAATGATTTCAACGGGTTTGAAAGATAAGAATGGTACTGAGATTTACGAGGGGGATATTGTTAAGAATATTTATGATGAGATTTATGTAGTTAAGTGGTTTGATGCAGATTTTCATTTAGAAGAAAAATACAATGGTGGTTTTGATTATCTTGAATTATATTCGGGAGATAATAAAAAAGTTATTGGCAACATCTACGAAAACCCAGAGTTATCGGAGGACGAGTAAATGGCAGAAGAATATGAAATTAGATATTTGCAATCGCCACATTTAATGGAATATTATCCAAGATTTGATAACTGCAATCAATACATCTTTGATAGTACAAATGATTATTTATTAAGTGTTGTTAACGAATTAGATTTAAACAACTTACATTTACGTAAGACTGGTTTATATGAAATTGCAAAGGTACATGGTGGAAAAATAATAAGTGAACCTATAAGAAATTTAACAGTAGATGAAATACTAGACATTGTTAATAAAGAAAATGAGTATGGGCGAGTAGAAACAAAAAGATTACCGGATAAACAGGAGGAACAATAAATGACGTTAGATCAATTAGTAGAACAAGTACAACAATGGAGTATTGATAAAGATTTACACAAAGGCAATTCAGATAGACAGGCGTTGAAGTTTTATGAAGAGGCAGGAGAAGTAGCAGCTGCCCTCTCTCGTGGTCAAATAGACGCATTGAAAGACGGGATAGGCGATACAGTCGTTACATTAATTATCTTGGCACAACAACATGATATGACGTTACAGGAGTGTTTACAGTATGCATATGACGAGATTAAAGGGAGAAAAGGAAAGACAATCAATGGCACATTCATCAAAGAAGCAGACCTTAAAGAGTAAGGACATATTAGAAAAAGTGAAAGAGGTGCTGGGGAAGTGAACGAAGTCTTTTACATCTTAATTTTTATAGGGCTTGCATACGGGGTTTTTAGTGTAGTGTTTGATAGATACATGGAGACTGATAAAGCAAAGCATGAAGCTATTTATAAAATAATATTGTTATTCATTGTTATTACAACTACAGGGTTGGCACTTAAATATCATTTGTTACATACCTTGATAGTGTTATTAGCATTTATGTTTATAGATAAAATTAAAATGTTTCGTAAGGAGTGATACCGTGACACAATACCTAATCAGACAATTTGAAGATAGCACAGGTCGCATTCACACAGATGTTGAGAAACCACGTAGTAATGAAACTCTCTCTATTGTGGAGGCAGAGGATAAGGAAGAAGCGAAAGAGAAAGCAAAGCGTATATTAACTCAGCACGATAGATTACAACTTAGAAAACTATATCGTTTGCAAGATAGATTGGGATAAGGAGTGAACAGAATGGAAGATTATTACAAAAGAGAATTCGAAAAGCTACATGAACGTGTCGCTATATCAACAGCATATATTAGTGAAAAGTTAAGTCATGCAAAGTTTGATAATGCTAATAAAAACTATATCAAACAGTTAGAAGCAGAGTATTATGCATTACAAACTATTCGAGTGAACATGAATGCAATTCATAGAGATAGACCTAGAGTTGAGGAGTGAACGGAATGATTAAACGCATACTAAAAATATGGTTCATCATCATATTGTATGAACTTAGCAAATATCTAACTAACGAACTTATCGTTAAGTTGCAGAGTGAAGATGATGTGGACGTGCCACAAGACTTCACACAGGACGATCACATCCATTTGAATGCGGAGGTGAGCGAGTAATGAGTAAATTAATCAATCAAGAATATGTAATTGAAACTAAAGATGGTAACTACTATGAAGAAGAAATACAAGTATTTGGTGGTGACAAACCATTAAGCAACGCGTTAAAAGTTTCACCATATGTAAAAAGAGCCAAAAGGTTTTCAGATATTAGAGAAGCTCACGATGTAGCATACGCATATGGATTTAAAGTGTTGACGCTTAACACATATCTTGAGGAGGACTAAAATTATGTGGATAACAATATCAATCATTCTCGCAATAGCATTACTGATTACATTAGGTAGTAACTCTATGTTGCGTAATGAGTTAGATGCACTTAAATATACCAACGTATATCTCTTTAGTAAGTTTATAAGAGAAACTGATATAGAAGATATTGAACGCGAGATTGAGAGAGCGAGAAAAGTGTTTAAGTAATGGGGGTAATCACTTGTACACACCAACGGAAGTGAAACAACTTATAATGGATTATCATTGGATGAGACGATTAATTGATCATCAAGTATATGAGTATGATAGTACATCAATCGGACAGTACGGTATTGAATCGGCTATGCCTAAAGCTAAAGGTGGTACAGGCGATAAGGTATTAGTAAGAGTGATACGCAATGATAAGGATAGACGTAAAACACAGGAGTTAATAGAGAAGGTATCGTTCATTGATGAGCATGAAGATAAGATAACTAATGATAAGAACTATCATATACTTCAACTACTTAAACAAGGCGAGAAGATAAATACTATTGCCATGTTAATGAGAGTAGATAGAAAAGAAATATATAGAAAGCTAGATGTCATTGTGAATATATATATGGAGTCTCAAACTTGATGGGACAAATGTCACATATGCCACACATGACACACTATTATAAATAGTTTATTTAATTATATATACTTGAGTTAACGCGATACGAATACACAGGCACATCACTTAGTGGTGTGTCTTTTATTATGGAGTTAAAGCATGAATGACTACAAGACACGTAAACAATTTTATAACAGTAAGGCATGGGAAGATGTTAGACAACAGGTTCTAAAGCGTGATAATTACGAATGCACTTGGTGCAAACAGGAAGGGAAAGTCACTACTGAAGACTTGGAAGTTGACCATATTGAAGAATTGCAAGATAGACCAGATTTAAAATTAGATCCTGATAACCTAAGAACATTGTGTAAGGCTTGTCATAATAAACGACACAAAAGATTTCAGTACGGTGGTAATCAATTTAAACCGCAAAAGAAATGGAACGATGAAAAATGGTAAAAAACACGCCCCCCCACCAAATCATTTCCCAATAATTTCCCGAGTGGGAGAACGGCGGGTGGGCTCGACTTCGCAACTTTTTAAAAAAATTACACATATAACCTATACCCCCACCTCTACATGAAGAAAGGAGTGATTTTGTGAAAGTAAGTGACAATGATAAGAATGTAATCAAAGAACGTAAGCGATTAGAAGAAATTTACAAAGATATTCCATCAGAAAAGCTGAAAGTTGTTGAAGGGTTAATTATACAAGCAGCAAGATTACGTGTCATGCTCGATTATATGTGGAAAGACATTCAAGAAAATGGCGAATACACCATGTTTCAACAATCACAAAACTTACCGTCATATGAACGCGAACGTCCAGTAGCGCGATTGTATAATACACGTGACCAATCATACCAACGTGTGATTAAGCAACTTACCGACTTATTGCCTAAAGAAAATAAGGCAGTTGAAACAGATGAACCTGTTGATGATTATGTATGATCAGAAACAAATATGTTGATGAGTATATTCAACAATGGCGTGAAGGCAAAATTGTTTTTAATCAAGAGCGTATCGATCTAATAGAGTATCTTGAAAATGATGTACTAACACTCTCTACTGTACATTTTGAAGAAGATAAGATTGAGAAGTGCATCAAGTTTATTGAGAAGTGGTATTTTCCAACGCAACCATTTCAACGCTTTATCATTGCTTTCTTATTCTTGATAGATGATGTTGAAGATACACCATATTTCACAGAATTTGCTTTATTCATGGGACGAGGTGCTGGTAAAAACGGTTTTATTAGCGCGATTAGTGATTTCTTTACTACGCCGATACATGGTATTAAAAAATACGATATTTCAATTGTTGCGAATAGTGAAGAACAAGCAAAAACATCATTCAATGAGATATACGACGTTTTATTAGAAAATAAGCGTAATAAAACAGGAGAACGACCTAAAGCACCTTATGAAGTAAGTAAAACAGAAATTAAAAATCGTTCTACTGGTTCAATTATCAGATACAACACTTCTAATACTAAAACCAAAGATGGTGGTCGTGAAGGTTGTGTAATCTTTGATGAGATTGCAATTTATGAAACTTCGGATATGGTTAACGTCAAGCGTGGTGGTTTAGGTAAGGTCATTCACGATAGAACGTTTTATATCTCTACAGACGGATTTGTACGTGAAGGCTTTATGGACCAAATGAAAGAACGAATTACCGAAGTTTTAAAACGTAATAACCCTAACGACCGTATATTTCCATTTTATTGTAAGCTTGATGATCCTAAAGAAGTAGACGACGAAAAGATGTGGGAAAAATCAAATCCTATGTTACACCCTCCACTTACAGGATATGCACGCAACTTAAAGCGTAAGATAAAAGAAGAATATAACGTGCTGCACATTAACCGTTCAAACAAGCCGGAATTCATGACTAAACGAATGAATTTACCTGAAGTTGATGAAGAAAAAGTTGTAGCACCATGGGAAGAGATATTAGCCACAAACAAACCATTACCTAATTTAGAAAATAAAGCCTGCATTGGTGGTCTTGACTATGCGTTGGTTCGTGACTTTGCCAGTGTAGGCTTGTTGTTTAGAGATAATGATGAATATTACTGGTTAACGCACTCTTTTATACGTCGAGAATTCTTAGAAACGACGCATCTTGAACCACCGATTGAACAATGGGCAGATGACGGACTACTCACAATTGTAGATGATGATGTAATTGATATTTCTTATATCGTAAATTGGTTTATTCAACAACAAAGTAAATATCATTTAACTAAAGTAATATCAGATAATTTCAGAACAGATATTGTAAGACGACCTTTTGAAGAAGCAGGTATTCCGTTAGAAGTTATTAAAAATCCAACTGCGATACATGGTTTGCTTGCACCTAGAATTGACACCATGTTTGCTAAGAAACAAATTACCTTTGGGGACAATCCATTAATGCGATGGTTTACAAACAACGTAGCGGTTAAGATGCAACCCGACGGAAGCAAGAAATATATTAAGAAAGATGAAGTTAGACGTAAAACAGATGGATTTCATGCAATGCTCCATGCGCTATATAGAACAGATGAAATTCTTGAGTATGATCAACCCTTTATCATGGCAGATATCAACTTTTAGAGGTTAGGAGGTGAGATTTTGAGTATATTCGACAGAATTATGGGTAGAAACGAGGCAATTGAGTTTAGTTATGATTTTGAGTTATTACATGAAACGTCACAAAAAGCTTACATAAAAAAATGGGCTTTAGATACATGTATCAATCATATTGCTAGAACGATTAGTCAAACAAAATTTGAAATTATCGATAGTGAAAGTAAAGATACATCTTCGACCACACACTATAAGTTGAATGTTCGACCTAATACAGATGAAAGTGCTGCAACGTTTTGGCAAAAAGTAATTCGTAAGCTCATTTATGATAACGAAGTTCTGATTGTAGTTACAGATAGCAAAGATTTAATCATTGCAGATGACTTTGTTAGAGAAGAATATGCATTATATGATGATATTTTTGACCATATAATGATTGGTGATTTTGAATATGAACGCTCATTCAGAATGAGTGAAGTTATTTATCTTGAATACAATAATGAATCCATTACAAATATGCTTATGGGTTTATTCAGTGATTATGGCGATATCTTCGGACGAATGATTAAGTCTAATTTAATGAATAATCAGATTAGAGCAACATTAGCTATGGATACAAGTGTCTCAATGAAGGAAGAGTCTCAGCAAAAGATGCAGTCCTTTATTAATAAAGCTTATGAGTCATTTGATAAAAATGATATCGCTATTCTCCCACTCCAAAAAGGTTATGAATATAAGGAACATTCGAGCAATAATGGTGCCAAAACGTCATCGCAAATAGAAGATATGGCTAAGGTTCCTAACCAATTACTAAGTTATGTAGCAAGAAACTTAGGCATTCCAGTTGGATTGATTAATGGAGATACAGCAGACATTGAAGCAATGACCGATAACTATATGAAGTTCTGTATTAAGCCAATCATTGAGAAAATCACTGATGAATTAAATGCGAAACTATTCAGTGAACGTGGATATAAAGAAGGTAAACGAATCAAGGCAATAAGCATTGACCAAAAAGGACCGCTTGAAGTGAGTGAAGCAATAGATAAGCTCATCGCAAGTGGTTCTTTTAATAGAGATGAAATTCGAGTGCTTACAGGCTTTGAACCTATTGGAAGTGAAGAAATGCAGAAATTTATTATCACTAAAAACTATCAAACTGTGGATGAAGAAACTACAGGTAGTGAAGGAGGTGATATAAATGGCGAATAACGAAATAGACATCTATGGCTTAATTGATGGCACAACAATTGAAGGTATGACGATTAGTCCACAAACGGTAAGAGATCAATTAAAAGCAATGGGTGATGTTGATGAAGTCATTGTTAACATAAATAGCAACGGCGGAGATGTATTTTCAGGTGTAACGATTTATAACATGTTAAGGCGTTTTGATGCACATATCATTGTTAATGTTGATGGTTTAGCTGCAAGTATTGCATCGGTTATCGCAATGGCAGGAGATACGGTTAATATGCCGGGCAATGCCATGCTGATGATTCATAATGCATGGACGATTGGCGAAGGTGATGCAAGAAGCTTTAAAAAGCAAGCCGAAGACTTAGAACGCATCAATAATGTTGTATTTAATAGTTACGTTGATAAGAACCCTGGCATTGATCATGCGCTTCTTCAAGATTATATGGACGAAGAAACATGGTTAACGGCTAAAGAAGCTAAAAAGTTAGGTTTAATTGACAATATCACTGAAAATTCAAGAGTTGCAGCTGCAACGACATCAACAATTTTGGGAGGTGACAAATTCATGGCTAGATACCGTAACGAAGATCCACAACAACCTGGACAACCAAAAGAATCAAGTGACATCACAGCTGAAGATGTAATGGATAAACTTGAAGAAATCTTGGCGGAAGTTAAAAAAGCAAACAACAAAGATTCTAATGAATCAGAAAAACAAACGGAAGGTAAACCTGCAGAAAATAGTTTTGCACGTTTATTTAATATGAATATCAAATAATAAGGAGGCCAATAATCATGGCAATTAATCTAGAAAACAATCAAGACTTCGAAAACTCAAAACAATTGTTACAAGAGTTTTCGAATATGGGTTCAAATGCTTCTGACGAAGAAGTAAAAGAAAAATATACAGAATACATGAATGCTTATTCAGAAGAATTAGCAAACGCTATTCGTAAGGATATGAGACAAGAACAAGGAGATAATGCGGTATTAAACGCGCGTAATGTTAACCGTTTAACTAACGAAGAAAAGAAATTTTATAACGCATTAGTTTCAGAAGACCATGTGAATACTGATACTAAATGGAAAGACACAGAACTATTACCGGAAACAATCGTTGATCGTATTTTCGATGATATTGAAACAGAAAAACCATTGCTTAAACATATTAATATTCAACGTACCGGACTAAAAGCACGTGTTATTCGTTCTGTTCCTGAAGGGCAAGTTGTATGGGGTAAAATCTTTGATGAAATCCGTGGCCAATTGGAAGCTACATTCTTCGAACAAGATGTAACATTAGGTAAAGCCACTTGTTTTGTAGTAGTGCCTAAAGATTTAAAAGATGCAGGTGTACAATGGGTTGATCGTTATGTGCGCACTCAAATTAAAGAAGCTTTCGCAGTTGCTATCGAAAAAACAGCAATTAACGGGCAAGGTGCAGCGCGTAACGAACCTGTAGGATTAATGAAAGAGATTAACCGTACAAACAAAGCTGTATCAGATAAAACGGTTGCGGGTACTTTAACTTTATCTGACCCTAAAAAGTCAATTGCTGAAATCGGTATGGTGATTAAAAATTTATCTATTAAAGAATATTACGACAAAGAAGGTAATGTTAAACGTTCTAAAGGAGCAAATGTTACAAATAACGTAGTCGTCGTATTAAACCCAGCAGATTATATTTACGCGAAAATCGCGTTTACAATTCCGATGCCTAATGGTCAATATGCAAGCCCTATTCCGTTTAATGTGACTTTCGAACAATCTGAATTTGTACCACAAGGAAAAGCAGTGGCTTTTGATAAAACGCGTTATCATTTTTATGCGGGTAGTGAAGTTATCTTGCGTACATTCGACCAAACTTTAGCTTTAGAAGACATGGATTTATATACAGCGAAACAGTTCTTGTATGCTGAGCCCGATGATAATAAAACATCATTTGTTTACGATGTTGATTTCTCAACATTTGGCGCACCAAAACCAGAGGACGTTTCTGATGACAGTGATTCAGAAGATGAACCATCAGCATAGGAGGTTATCCGATGGCTAAATTTAAAGTTTTAAAACCTTATACAGATATTGAACTTAATAGAAAGTTAAATGAAAATGATGAGGTTGAAATGACCGTTAAACGCTCTGAAGAAGTTGAAAAGACACTTTTTGAAAAAGGGTTTGACGGTCCTTTTCTTGAAAGAGTTAGAGAAAAGAAGTGATTTGAATGATTACAGATGAACATGTAAATAAATTCAAATCAAGAAATCGTATTTTTTATGATTTTGAGGATGAAAGACTCAGACATGATTTAGAAATGTCATATGAAGACATTCAAGCTAAATGTGGTCAATTCGAAATGGATGAGAGCTCGTTAGGTCGTGAATTAGTGTTTGAACGCACACGTTACGTCCTTAATGACAAATTAGAAGAGTTTCACAACAACTTTTTATCTAGTATTGTTCAATTCCAAATTTTAAATATGGAGGTGTCAGACGATGGTGCAATCACGTAGAGATTTTGTGACTGGTGGAGAAATGAGGACGCCAGTCATTTTTTATAAAGCTATACCGTCTGATGATTTTCTTCCTGGTGAAACTGTGGATGAGGAAGTATATAAGTGTTTTGCAAATGTGTATCCTCCTTCACAAAAGGATTTGGATATGACAGATAAAGAAGCAAGCATAACGATGGTAACGTGGTATCCAATGGATAAAGAAATTACGGATGATATGTATTTTGAAATAGCATTACCTCGCTACAAGGACCAGAAATTTAATATAGTTGAAACTTTTGACGACACAGATTATCACCGTAATTTAAAAGTTATTGGAAAAATAAAACAATGAGTGTAGAAGTTAAAGGTGTTCACCAAATGTTACGTAAAATCGGCGAACAATACGGCGAAACAAAAATGTTAAAAGCACAAGATAAAGCCTTAAGACGAGGTTCTAAATACTTTGTAAGTGTCTTAAAGACGAATTTTGAAGTGTTTAGAGATACTGGAGCTAGTATTGAAGAAATCGAAGTGACCGACCCTTATTATATTCACGGTAAGACACGAATGGTTAAAGTTCATTGGCAGGGACCTATGAGTCGTTACGCCATCATTCATCTTAACGAATGGGGAACGGTTAAAAATCCTACACCTCGAGGTAAAGGCGCTATTGCTAGAACAATGTTCACAACTCAAAAGCCGTATCAAGAAATCATAAAACAATCTATGGCAGGTGACTTATAATGTTTGATATGTTGAAAACCTTAAAAAAACATTTATTAAAAAACGCAACAATTGCTCAGCATTGTAAAGGTCGCATACGTGCCTATCATTATGATGAAACTGCCGATACAACTGGACCGTACATTTTAATAACACCACTTGCTGCACCACAACCATCAACATATGCAAGTGACGTTTCATTGACTACAGAATACTTGTATCAAATCGATGTCAGAGGCCCACAATACGATGTGGTTAAACTAATCCAAGAAGAAATACGTAAAACGATGTGGTCCATTGGTTTCAGACAACGAGATGGAATCGATGAATATGATCCCGATATAAGAATATATATGGATGCTCGACGCTACATCGGCAATCCATACACAATTGATGAATTAAGACATATTGACTAGCCTTCCATGAGTAATGGAGGGCTATTATTATGCGCAAAAATAAGGAGGAATTATAAATGGGTAGATATAATGCTGCAACAGGTTTAGGTAAATTATATTATGCCGTGATTCAAAGTGAAGACGGTGCAAACGTAACAACTTCAGGTGTAAAAGAAGTTGATTACGTGCAAGAATTATCAATTGAATTCGGTGAAGAATTAGAAAAAGCATATGGTTCAAACAAAGTAGCTGAGATTGCAAAATCAGCAGGTGAAACACAATTATCATTAACATTCCACAAATTGCCGATTGATGTTCAAAAAGATTTATTAGGTTTAATCGAACATGAATCAGCACAAAATGTTTATGGCTTCGGTAAATCTTCAGGTATTACTTATACTGCGGTTGCAATTCCACGTACGATGGAAGACGGTTCAACTGAGTGGTTCGGACTTTCTAAAGGTGTATTCACTCGACCAAACAAAGAAGGTCAAACAAAAGAAGATGGTGTAGAATTTGGTTCAGACGAAATCGAAGGTCAATTTATGGAACGTCATGTTGACGGGTTCAATGAAGAATTGGCAGTAATGATGGCTTACGATGAAAAAGGTTCTACTGAAGGCCGTGACGCCGTATTCCAATCAATTTTTGGTAAAGGTTTCGAAACTGTACAAACAGGTTCTTTTAATAATGCAGAAGGTGTAAAAGTAACTATCGAGCCATCTTCTGCAGATGTAAAAGTCGATAGTACAGTTCAATTAAGAGCTACTGTAAGTCCTGAAGATGCGATTGATTCAGATGATGTTACATTTGAATCGAGTAATACAGACATTGCAACTGTTGATGAAAATACAGGATTAGTAACTGGGATTTCGGAAGGCGAAGCTAGAATAGCTGTAGGAAGTGCTTCACGTCGTAAAGTTTATGCACAAGCTACTATCAATGTAACTTCTAAAGAAATTTAGCTTATGGGGGCGACTTTAACGAGTCGCTTCTTTTTAAATTTAAATTAAACGGTCAAATAGAAAAAAACGATGAAAAGGAGAATATAAATTATGGCAGTAAGAAAATTTGTTGAATTACGAGATGAAAACGGTGAAGTAAAAAGATATCATGCACCTGCATTTATTAAAGGTAGTGTAGCACGTAAAGGTTTTAATTTAGGTAAAGAGTTCCAAAAATTAGAAAATACTGGTGGAGAATTCGATAATGACTTATTAGATAAGTTATATAGCTTTATCGCTAATGATTTATATGATGGTCAATTCACAGCTGAAGAATTCGAAGATGGCACAGACGCACGAGAAGTATTATCTGTGGCTATGGAACAATTAGGTGGAATTTTAGGTGACGAGGGAAAGACGACGAAATAGACGATTCTCGTTTAAAGCCTGAAGATTTCACTTATGAAAAGCAATCGGAGTATCTTGATACTTTATATAAAGAGTTAATGGAAAATGGTTGGAAAATGCCTGAGATTGATAATACAGATATTTATCAATTACTTCGCATTATGAACAATAAGAAGAAATCTAAAGTTAAGCAAGTTTCTGCAAACGAGAGTCTAATTGGAGCAATTACAGGTAAAGATCCTAGAGCTTCTAGTTAGGCTCTCTTTTTTTATTTTTTTAAGAAAGGAGAGTGAATTAAATGGCACATGATAAAATCGAAGGTTTTACAATAGGTTTAGGGTTAGACACATCAGATATCGATAAAGGGATGGCCAACTTAAAGCGTAAGTTACAGACAACAGATGCAGAGATGAAGAAAAACCTTTCAACGTTTGATAAGGCAGAGAAATCAGTAGAAAAGTACGAAACTGAAATTGAAGGGCTAAACAAAAAACTTACTCAACAAGGTAGAATGAGTGAACAAGCACAAAAGAAATTAGACCAATTAAGACGTTCACAAGAAACAATGTCAGATAAACTTGAAGAATCTGCACGTAATGCTCAAAAAGCTAAAAAAAGCTATGAGACCTTAGCAAATTCATATGACAAATTAAATAATGAATTGAAAGAATATACTAACGCAGCAGATAAAGCTAAAAATACTGAAAAACAACACAGTAATACTCTTAGAGCGTTAAAAGCTCAATTAACTAATGCTAAAAGCTCTGTGGATAGCTTACAACAAAAGTTTGATGAGTTGAAAGATTCCGGTAACGCATCTGAAAGAGAATTAGAGGCATTAGGTCGTCAACTTACAACTGCAAAAACTGAATATAATAATTTATCTCGTTCTGTTGATAGTGCTAAACATGATTTAAATGAATCTAAAATAGCAACTGCAAATGCTAAAAACGAGCTACAGAAATTTAGTGATGCTAACAAAGAAGCAATGGCAAGTGCTAAAGAATCAATGGAAGTCGCTAAGAAAGAAGCAAACGACGCTGAAAAATCATATGCTAGTCTAAATCGTGAAGTATCACAATTACCATCTAAATTGGATAAAGCAGAAAAAGAAGCTTATGAGCAAGCAACGGCTTATAACGTTTTACAAAATCGTATCGACGAAACAACGGATGAGCTAAAAGAGTATGAACGTGAGCAAAGAAAAGCAGCAGGCCTTAGCGGTATGTTTGCACGTATGGGAACGGCTTGGGAAGATACGCAACGTAAGATTGATAAAATCGGCGATAGCTTCAGAAATGTAGGTTACGTAGTTAACGGTATAGGTTTTGGTGGGCTTACGGCTAACATTACTTCAATCATACCAATTGCAGGAAGTGCCGTTAGTGCCATTGCAGGTATTGGTGGTGCCGCAACTGCTGCAGCAGGTGGCGCAATCGGATTAGGTGGCGCTTATGGTACTGCATTAGCCGGCGTCATGGCTTTTAGTAGTCAAGCGACAACTGCTTTAAAAATGTTAGAAGATGGTCAATTGAAGATTACGTCAGAAGTTAAAAACTATCAAAACGCTTTAAGTGGCTTGCAAAATCAATGGAAAGATTTAGTTAGAGCTAATCAAGCAGCTATTTTTAATACAATGACTAACGGTATTAATATAGCAAGATATGCCCTAACACAATTGATTCCTTTCATTACTAAAACCACAAACCAAATTGCACAAGCTTCTGCAAAAATGCGTGATTGGGTAACATCTTCTGAAAATGCTAACAATGCCTTCAAAATGATTAATAATATTGGTCCGCCGATATTCCAAAATATACTCAATTCTGCTATGAAAGTTGGAGATGGCCTCACTCATATATTCACTCAATTTGGTCCATTATTTGCTTGGACAGGTAAAGGCTTAGAAAGTTTAGCGAATAAATTTAATGCGTGGGCAAATAGCACAAGTACAGATAAAGGTATCGCTCAATTTATTCAATACACTAAAACGAATTTGCCAATCGTTGGTCAAATCTTTGGGAATGTGTTTAGTGGAATAATAAGCTTATTCACTGCATTCAGTGGCCATTCTCAAAAAGTATTAGTAGGTATGCAAGGCGTCACACAATCATTTAAAGAATGGGCCAACAACCTTAAAAACACAGAAGGGTTTAAAAACTTCTTAAAATACTTAGAAACGAACGGTCCAGTTGTATGGCAATTACTTAAAAACATCGGTAATATCATTGTTGGTTTAGTTAAAGGTATGGCGCCAATTGGGGCAATCGTTTTAAGGATTACTACAGCTATTACAGGTTTTATAGCTAAAATAGTCAACGCACATCCTGCTATAGGTGGCTTTTTAGGTGTTTTAACTGCCGTAGGTGGTACGTTAATGGCATTAGTACCACAAATCGCACTTGCTAGAACTGCCTTTGCAGGTTTAGGCATAAAAACACTGGTAGCTTCTACTGCAACTAAATTATGGAGTGGTGTAACTGCTACTGCACGAGGCATTGCCAACGGCTTTAGATTTGCAATAGCTAGCTTATCTACATCACAAGGTTTAGCGACAATGAAAACTAAGGCTGCAACTATTGCTACTAAAACTTGGAGTATAGTTACTAAAGCAGCTTCAATAGCTACCCGTGGTTTAGGCTTAGCATTACGCTTTATGACAGGACCTGTTGGAATAGTGATAACTTTAATAGGTGCATTAGCTGCAGGTATCATCTACTTATGGAAGAATAACGAAACGTTCCGTAATTTTGTAATCAAAGCATGGACTGGTATTAAAAACACGGCTATTGCAGTGTTTGGTTTCTTAAAACCATACATTATAAATATTTGGAATGCTATCAAAACTGCGACAGTTGTCATTTGGAATGCGTTAAAAACTGCTGCGGTTGCTACTTGGAATGGAATCAAGTTTGCAGTACAACATCCAATTCAAGCTTTAAAAAATATAATAACTGCTGTATGGGTAGGCATCAAAACCGCTAGTATCACAATTTGGAACGCCATCAAGAACGGTGTAATGGCGATTTTACGCGGTTGGATTACTTTAATGCGTGCAAGTTTTACTGCGTTGAAATCTTTCTTTTCAGGAATTTGGAATTTTATTAAAAATATTTCTGTAAAAACTTGGAATGCTATTAAAAATGGCGTGCTATCTGCAGTTAAAGCATTAAATACTGGCGTTCGAAAAATCATTTCAACCCTCAAAAGTTGGATGGTTAATGCGTGGAATTTCATTAAAAATAAAGTTGTTACTCTAGCTAAAGGTTTATATACCGGTGTCAAAAATGCGTTTAATAGTTTATGGAATGCTACTAAAAAGATATTTACCACACTCAAAAACTGGGGTGTTAAAATATGGACTACACTCAAAAATAAAGTGGTAGCTTTAGCGAAATCTTTATATACCAATGTAAAAAAAGCGTTCACAAATTTATGGAACTCAACAAAATCTATATTTAACAAACTCAAAAATTGGGTCATTAAATTATGGTCATCTATCAAAAATAAAGTTGTTGGATTTGCTAAAGGCCTATACAACGGTGTTAAATCGCGTTGGAATGCACTTTGGAGTATAACAAAATCTATATTTAATAGACTGAAAAATTGGGTTGTAAAACTTTGGAGTTCTTTAAAAAACAAAGTAGTAGGTTTAGCAAAAAGCTTGTGGAACGGTGTGAAAAGTAGATGGACAGCCTTGTGGAATGGTACAAAATCTATTTTTAACAGGGTTAAAAATTTCATGACGAACACATGGACTAAAATCAAATCGTCTGTTGTTAATATTGTAAAATCTCTATGGTCTAAAGTTAGAGGTACATTTAACAATATGAAAAATGGCCTTAAAAATATCATAGGTAAGATTAAAGGTCATATTACTGGAATGGTTAAAGCTGTTAAAGAAGGTTTAAACAAATTAATTGGCGGTGTGAACTGGGTAGCTGGAAAATTAGATATGCCTAAGTTACCTGAAATAAAACTCTCTACTGGTACTGAAAGTACCCACACTCAAAGCTACATTACAAAAGGTAAACTTAATCGTGATACTTTAGCCACCGTTGGAGATAAAGGTCCAGGCAATGGTCCAGGTGGTTTTAGACATGAAACAATCATTCCCCCTAGTGGTAAAGCTTTCATTACACCAGCTACAGATACAACAATTCCACTTGTCAAAGGAACTCGTATTTTAAATGGCGCACAAACGCATAGTTTACTTAATAGACCACAATTTAACGACGGTACAATACCGAAATTTAGTTTAGGCACAACATTCGCCAATTTACTTGGCGGTGGTAAAAAGCCAAAAAAACATAAAAAAGATGACGATTTAGTGGGTGACGTAGCTCAAAAAACTAAAGACGGCGTTAAAGCTATGACTGGTAAAGTTGTAGAAGGTGGAAAAGCAGTTGTTGGTAGCGCATTGAACACTGCTAAAAAAGGCAAAGATTGGCTATCTGATAAAATTGGCGATGTACTAGATTGGATAGAAAAGCCAAAAAAATTATTAGAAAAAGTATTTGAAGGTTTCGGTATTAGCATGGCTTCATTTGGCATACCTAAAGGCGCTGAATTACCATTTAACCTTATGAAAGGTATGTTTAAAAAACTAAAAGAGGGAGCCGTTAATAAAGTTAAAGAATGGTTTGAAGAAGCTGGCGGTGGCGACGGAGGTTATATTGACCTTTCAAAAGGTGTTAACTTCGGCTTTGCACCAACAACAGCAGCAGCAAGAGCGGCTGGTTATCCGTTCGCACGACCACACTTTGGTTTAGATATCAACTACAAACACGATAAAGTTTATTCAACTATGGGCGGTACAGCGAAAGCCTTTACTGGTTGGAGCGGTGGATTCGGTAATCACGTCGAAGTTACAAACGGTAATCTAAAATCGATTTATGGACACTTACACAAACTAGCTTTTCATGGTACTAAAAAAGTGAGACCTGGTACTTTCTTAGGTATTTCAGGTGGTGACCCTAGAGAAGATGGGCAAGGTGCTGGTAGTTCAACAGGACTTCATTTACATTACGAAATGCAACGTAACGGACGACCATTTGATCCAACTAGCTGGCTTAAAAAAAATAACAGTGGCGGTAAATCTGGTGGCAAACAAGCACCAAGCAAATGGCGTTCAACCATTGTAAAAGCAGCACGAAAAATGAAAGTAAACCCTACAAATGCACAAATTAATGGCATTATCGCACAAATCCAACGTGAAAGTGGTGGGGACAGCGGTATCATTCAAAGTGCTTCATTGCATGATGGAAATGAAGGTCCAAACAGAGCAAGAGGTTTACTACAATACGTGCCTAGTACGTTCAGGGCTTACGCGGTAAAAGGTCACAACAACATCAATAGTGGTTACGATCAATTATTAGCTTTCTTCAACAACTCTAATTGGAAAAACGACATTCAATATGGTCGTAGTGGTTGGGGACCACGTGGTTCAAGACGTTTCGCCACAGGTGGCTTAATCAAAAATGCAGGTTGGTACAATATTGCAGAAGGCGGTTATCCAGAGTGGGTAATTCCAACAGATCCTAATAGAAGAACAGATGCAATGAAATTGTTAGCACTTGCTGCAAAAGACATTGAAGGCAGTAAAACATCAGGTAATAAACGTCCAAGTCACTTCTCAAGCACTAAAATAAGTTCTAGTCAATCTGACAATAGTAAATTAGAACAAAAATTAGATATGCTTATTGGATTAATGAGTAAATTAGTCCAAAGTAACGATACTATTGCGAATAAAGATTGGTCAGTTGAATTAGATGGTCGAGAAATAAACAGAAATAACAATAAAGAGCAAGCTTTATATGAAGCAACTCATTTATTAGGGAGGTTATAAATAATGGCAGTTGGCTTTAAGCTTTATGACCCTAATATGAATGAACTTAAATTTCCAGTCGGTGTAAAACCGCTGGATTTTTTAGTTTCATCAATAGAAAAAGAAAGATACACAGAAACAATTAAAGGTATTCCAGGAACAATAGACTATGGATTTGATTATAAAGAGCGTAGTGATTGTTCACTAACTTTTTTCTTAAGACATTATCACGGTGAACATGATTATTTACTGTTAGAAAGTGAAATAAACGCATTTTTAGATAGTCAGCCATTCTTCTATGTAAGTAGAAACAATTTACCAACAAGAGTACTAAAAGTGACTATAGATTCAAGTTATAAAACAGAACGTATTTTAGGTAGTATGTATGCAACAGTGGAAGTACCAGTTACAATAATCGGCCTTCCTTTCTGGCGTACAAAATACACAACGCAAGATATAGAAACAAAAGGGTTTGAGGCAACTGCTGAACAGTTTGGCTTAGCTGATGGACTAAATATTGATTATCCAAAATACACATTCACAGAAAACAAATTCACGGTATGGAACGGTGGCAATGTAACGTTAGATCCACGCAATATGCCTTTAAAAATTAAACTTAAACACTTAGTAACAGACGGTAAATTTAAATTAACAAACAAAACAACAGGAGAAACGTTTGAATATTATGCACCTCGAACTGGCAATACAGTTGATTTAGACGGTGTGCAAGCATTCGTAGGTTATCAAGCCAATAGGTTAAGAGAAACCAATCGTAAATACATTAGTATTGTACCTGGTAAAAATGAAATTGAATTTAGTGGTGGGACAGTCGATGATGTACAATTTGACTTCCCATTCTATTATAAATAAGGAGTGTTTAAATGGCACGAAGAACGATTGATAGCTTATTCGATAGAAATAATTTATCGAATGTCAATGATAATTTTTTTGAGTTATATCAAACTATCAACAATATTAATATAGATACTTCTCAAGAGATAGAAGAACAATTATCTAATGTGACAGAACAATTGAAGTCTTATTCTAAAGAATTGAATGATTTGAATTTAGTGGGTCTGAATTACAAAATGGGAGAAGATTTATTTAATAAGCCCCCAGAAGGTATAAGTTATAGTAATTATGCAGAAATTACAAGAGACAGTTATTTTAGTGGTTTAAACGATAGATATTCGAGTTCTGGTAATAATAAGATAACAATATTGCCTGGCGGATGGTTTTTTTATAAAGTCAAAATTGATAGCTTTACTGAAAATACATTTACAATGGTAGCCAAAATTTTAAAAGGTGCAAGTGTGAGTAAAGTACAATACAGATTTTTAGATGAAGGTCAATTAACAGGTGCTGCTACAGACTTTGACTTGTTAGATGCTGAAAATAATATATATGGTGGCGTAGGAATACAAATCAAGAGTGGAAAGTATTTAGAGATTAGATTTGATAACAGAGGAGCTTCAAGCAATATGGTTATTGAAAACCCAGTATTGTTTGAAGGAAGTGAAATTAAAGCAACCGACAGTGAGATAAAAAATATTTATCTTAATTTAAACAAATCAAACATACAAAATAATGATACTAATCAAACTGAATTAATTAATCACTACTCTGTTCCTGTGAAGACACCAAATGAGTTTAAAATAAAAGACCATGTACTTAAAGATAGAATAATGACAGATGGTAAAGGGAACTTCAGTGTTAATTACGATATAACTACAAATAAATTAACTGGGGGACAAACTTATTATGTCGATATAATCAATGGAAATGATAGTAACGATGGTTTGAGTGAAGAAAAAGCATTAAAAAGTATTCGATATGCAGTAGAGAAATCTAAAGACAATGATACAATATTTATTAAAGAAGGTACTTACTTTAGATATGCTGGCACATTATTTGCTAAAGATTTTAACAAAAGTTTAAACATAATCGGAGAAAACGATAAAGTAAATATTGTTATAGCAGACCAACCTAACTGGAATAAGACATCAGGAAAAACAAAGGTCTACGAGTTCGCTCGTTCCTCTGTAAGAAATGTTATAAATATTAAACTAAATACGCCTTTAAAAAATGTTGGTTCAATAGATGAAGTAGATACAACTACTAACAGTTGGTTTACAGATAATACAAAAGTTTATGTAAATGTAAACGGTACTCCAAATGATAATATCGTTCCGATTATTGCTGGGACAAACTTTCAAGTAAGTGTATTATCAAGCAATATTTACATGGAAAACTTAAATTTTATTGGAGGTAATAATGGAGTACAACTAAATATGAGTAAAGGTAACAAAGCATATTTAAAAAATGTCAATTTTTATCATAGTAATCCTACTTTTAATGGTATAGCTATTGTAGGTGGAGATTTAGCAATATTAGAAAATTGTGAGGCAAGTTACAATAGCTATGATGGTTTTAACTACCATGTAGGCGCTGATGGATCTCTTCCTTTCATTGTTGAAATTGATTGTTTAGCCGTAGAGAACGGTAGTGACAAAGGAACAGCAGGCGTTAAATCTAATAATGGCACAACTACTCATGACGGTGTTAAATCTATCAGGGTAAACGGTTCGTATGGTAGGAATGATGGAGGAAATGTAGCTGATGTAAATAGTGGCACCCAAAGTTGGAATTTAGGTTGTTCCGCATTCGAAAGTTATCAAGGGAAAGATTTCCAAATCGCATCAGGTGCTATTATGTTTCTTGACAACTGTACCGGTTTTGGCAGCGAAAATAGTATCAATGTTGGTAACACAGAGGATGCGATTTATACACGTATGGGATATTATCAAAATAAATTAATTGCAGGAAAAGAAATACTTTATTAGTCGACTATTAAATTAGTCGGCTTTTTATTTTAGGTGGTGAATTATGGAAAACTTATTTTTTATTAGAGACTTAGAGGGCGAAGAATACTATTTAGAGGGCACAATTAAACATGAAATGGAATTGAATGGCGATGAACGTATTGATATGGATATTCCATACACACCAATGAACAGTTTATTTTTAGATAAACAAGATGATTTGAAGATGTGGATCATACTATTTGAAAATAAAGAGTATCGAATTATTTCAAGCAAAATGAGTGGCTATGGCGATAAGTATAAAGTAAGTGTTACCGGCATACTCTATATGCTTGATTGGTTAAATACACACCGTGTTTATGAGCGTATCGATGCCAGTTTAACCACAAAAGAGGCGTTTGACATTGTCTTTAATGATACGCCGTTCACTTATGTAACCGTTGAT